AATTCTCCTGGCATAGCATCGTACGTCACATAATTGTCGCTCACTGGTATCAAAGCATTAACATTATCTTTATTTAAGAAATTAATATAAACAGATTCGTCATTTGCGACATTTAACGGATCATCTGTGGTTATACTAACGGTTCCTATTCCATAATCTGTATAAAATTTAACTGTTCCACTAACATAGGCACCACTTTCTGATACTGGATTATATATACGTTTTAAGAATAATTGTTTATCATCAATAATAGATAATATTTCATAATTATTATTTAATGGAATATCTCCACTATATGTGATAAACACACCAGTACTATTACCTGTAAAAGATGATGACATAGTTATATCTTGACCATTCTGAGAGATCGATATAACTGTATTATTTAATGCAAATCCTGGAACTGGAGAATGTAAAACCATATCTGTATGTATTCTACCAATTTGTGGAGGATAACATCCTGTAATAATATTAGAATTATTGGTTAAATTTCCACTAAAAACATTTTTTGCTCCAAAAAACTTAATATATGGATTATATCCACTCAGTATACTATTGATGGTTTGTGAACCAGATATCCAAATCAATCCAGTATCAGAAATTGATGGAAACTGTGTGTAGATACCATTATATTCTGTAAACTGTGTTGATCTATCATATACTCCACTATAGTTTCTTTTTTGATTTAAAGTAATATTTCCAGTACTATTAAATAATGGTGTTATAATAACAGGATCAAGATCAAGATCTGGATTATTGGTATCTAGTCTCAAATAAATTCCAGAATCACTTGGTATAAATGAGTTATTAGATCTAACAAAATCTCCATAATCAATAGTATCTATAAAAAAAGCTTCAGAAGATAAGAATCTATTAAATCCATATGTATATGGAGTAAAAAATAGTTTAATATCTGTTCTGCCTGCCGCATCTTCAAAAATCATAGGATCAATATATATATCAGATCCTATAACATCAGTTATTGTAAATATTCCAGAATTACAAAAAGTAGTATCTATTTCATCAGCATGTAATGAAGAAATATTTATTTTCATACCAGGATTTATATATTTATTTAAATTACTAACTTGTGTTTGTATATATGAATTATTAGGAGACGATACTACGATTGATCCACTGAATGATCTATTATTGGTATATTGTGATCCACTTAGTGAATTATCCGAGATAAATAAATATGCTATAGAATTATCTACTAAATATCTACCAGACCATGAATGATCTATAATAGAAAAATTATTTTTATCATATATCGAATGTACCTCGTATGGCCCAGATGCCATCGTAAGAGGATTTCCAGATAAGCCAAATATATTCACTAAACACCCAGTAACCATTTTATGATTATAAGATTTAATATCTATATATTTTGTATAATCATATGACGTTGACCACCCAGAGGATATAGGTTTATCCATAGTCAATATTATTTTACCATCATATGTCTTATCAAAATGTCCATGTTGTTCTGTAAGTTCTGGTCTAATTTTTAAAACTGGATTTAAGTTTTGAATTTGTAAATCATTGTTCTCTATTGGTGGATATAAAACATGAAGTTTTTTATATTCTGTATCATTAGATCCTAATTTTAAGCCATAAATATAATCTCTAATTTGAGAATCATTATGTATTTCTGTTTTAGTATCTGGTTGTATTAAATAGTTTGTTCCATTTATATTTTTAATTATTCCACTGCTAAAGTTAAATGCTGCAACACCAGTTCCGCCGTACTTACTAAAAATTAATTCTATATTATATAATATAGTTTTATTATTTGGAATATTAATATCTGGAGATAATTTTTGCCAAGTATCTTGTGTATCTCCTTTAAAACCTATTGCAGTAGTTGATAGTTGACCGTGGTATAGTCTAGAATTATTATATCTCTCCTCAAAAGCTCCTATGCTAAATTGATTTTCTATCCATGTTGTTCCATGTTTTCCCATAGCAAATGAATAATCAGAATTGACCAAAGATCCAGAATTTATTCCAACGCTATCATATCCATTAATAGTATTATTTTGACCGACAGCTAAAGAATTGTCGCTATTGATTAGGTTGTCCATTCCGATAGCAGTACTATTTGTACCAACTATAGGATTATTGTCACCTACAGATAATTCGGCAGAGGCGGTATTCGGATTCTGTATGATGATTGATGAACCTGACTGTTTTACTATGGATGAGGATACTGTTCGACTAATGCCAGAATCCTGATCAACACCCCTATCATCAAACATAGCAAGATAATGATCTTCACCTTCTAGATTAGTAACTGTAACATTTTGATAATATAACGTTCCGGTTAAATTTTCAGCATTTGTATAATAATCACCATGATTACCGTCTAGAAAATCTGCATTAAGATCTGGAATTAAATTATTATTACCATTAAGAATTAGAGCCGGTCCATTGTGATTAAAACTAGAAATATCAATATATCTATTAACAGATAATGGACTATTAAAATATTTTAATCCACTAATTATTTGATTCGAGGTTAAACTAACATATTTTTTATCAGCAATATTTTCTAACAGTACTACGGATTGATCTCCATCTAAATTACCAAGCAAAAAGATACTAGAAGCATCTCCACCGTCTATGTCTATATCATATCCATTTTGACTATCTCCTCCGCCAAGTCCATTTTCTCCTGTTCCAAAAATATTTGTTACTAATCTTAATTGATCCATGTTAGGATAATATGCTAATATTCCTGTTCTTGGATTTATTGTTCCATAAACGAAACTAAATCCTCTTGGATCACTAGGAGTTAAACTACTATTTTCTGCAGCAAAAATTGGGAGATTATCTTCTAATGTTAGATTCCCATTTCTTAGATTTAAGTCCCCATATAAATTTATATTACCATAAATATTATCACCAGTTACACTTACTGGTCTATATCGTAAGGCTCCTGTGATATCTGAATAGTCGAGTCCTGTTCCATTTATAACCAATCCTTTAGAATTTACCGTTACTTTAGTATAGATACCGGTATTGGTAATGCTATTAGGAAGTATTGAAGTATTTATAGTTCCAGTGAGATTATTAAAGTTTAAAAAATAAGTAGAATCTTTACCATCTAATTTATCAGCATCTAATAAAGATCCTGATCCATCATTGCCAGAATGCCATGGGGTGAATCCGAGAATATTTATTATATCTTGAGATGTTAAATTCACTCCTGAAATTACTCTGCCTTTAGAGTCTGTTGTTATTTTGCTATATGTGCCAGCTATGCCGGTTGAGCTTAATTCTATTGCATTTTCAGAAACTATAACATCTTGAGATGATCCTATATTTAATACTATTGAACCATTTGGTAAACTAACATTTCCCCCTCCAATTAAGCCTGAGCCAGCAACTATATTTATTGTTGATCCACTAGTTACTATTCTACCAGTGGCTAATGGAAAAGATGATAATTTTGTTCCATCATAATAAACTAAATAATTAGTTAAAAAACTACTATTATTAGTTCCACCTTTTGATATTCCTAATATACCAGAGATATTACCAACAGTTAATTCTACTCTACGAGCAATAGTATCATCAATTAAAATTTGATTATTATTTGTTGTTAATCCTTCTCCAATATTAACATTCAAAGTAACCTGTGAACCATTTTCAACTTTTGATAATCCTGTTCCAGCTATAATACCAGTGATAGCATTAGCATTATTAATTGATAATATATCATTGAAAGTATAATCAGAACTACTTAATTTATCACCATCAAAATAAATAATTTTATTATTTACGAATGAAGTATTATTAGTTCCACCACTACTTATCGGCAAAATATCAAAGGTGGTAGCATCTTTTCCTGGTAATCCTTGAATGCCTTGAGGACCAATATTTCCTTGTGGACCTTTGGAAATATCTATAATTTTAATTTGGTTTGTCGAATTATCAGTTATTAGGATTCTTGTCGTTATTAATGACTCAGGATCCTTTTGTTGTGTTATAACTAAATATTTATTCGAATTATATGTTTCTGAAACATTGACTATTGTCATGGGCTACATGTTCCACAATCGCTTTGAATGTCTGTGTTGCAAGTGAACTCTGTATCATCCTCAACATTTCTAGAAACTAAACCAATAGTTCCTTGAAGAATTCTAAAGACCTTTCTTCCTCCACCAGAATAAAGATCGTTTGGTTCTTGAAGCTCGAAATCATATCTTGCCCCACCAAAAGTTAGTGAACTAGTGAAAGAAGCACTAAGTTTAAATACTACTTTTCCTAATAATGGATCTATAGTTAACTCATAGTCACTATTTCTAGTATTGGTAACAAATGTTTTTATAACCGTATTACCTTGGCCATCTAATTTATCTTCGATCCATCTTATTCTAGCACACCAATTAGTTATATCTATTGGCTCATTATTATCTGTTTTATACTCAAATGCGATAACGAAAGATGTTCCTTTTTCGATAGTAAAATTATATTCTGCTGCTGGCATGATTTTGTACCTTTAATTTTATGAGAAAAAGTCTCTTGATCTATATGAGTAATTTTGCAGATATCTTGGATTGAAATTGTTTCCAACAAATGGGCTAAAGATTGCTCTAATAGCAGTAGCGTCTTTAACATCCCAATGAGATGTAAGCTCCTCATATAGGGCACAAGGGCCTTTATCTATGACCAATCTTAATCCTTCGAGGCTTCCACCAACACTTAAAGCTGCTGGTCCCAGAGAGGCTCTTATTCCTTCCATAGCGGCTTTTGTTCTTAGTGTACTTTGATCTATTATACAAGCTGCTTTTAACGAAACAAGACTGATAAATATTTCGTCTCTTTCTGTGGTGGGATCCGGAGTTATTTCGGGTTGAATAACATCAACATTATATTGATGCTCTAAAGCAACATCAAATTGAACATATTTAGCCGATACTGCTATGGCTTGTATTAATCTTTCATCACTATAAACTGGATTTTCTGTTAGGTCACTTACTAAAACTCTTACAATAATTGGGATTTCTGCTTTCCAACTCATAGAATCTCCTAGATAAATATAGATGATTTAGAAAATATTTATACCTTTATACTATATGATACACCTAAAAAAAAAGGCCAGCCCTAAGGCCAGCCTTCTTTTTAATCAAGTTTTAATTCGCAAGATTATAGAGCGCCGAGTAGAACTCTACGGTTATCAAGAACAGCGAAACCTTGTTCGGCCCATCCGTAGAAGCCCGCTCTCTTTTGACGATGTAGTGTATCGTCTTCAAAGATTTGTACTTCTTGACGAACTGGCATAATGAAACTGTCTCTCTTACGAAGATCTAGACCAACAACAATTTCAGCTTTATCGTTGGTAGAAACTCCACCAGCATTCTGTGGAAGAGTACCACCAAGAGTGTCGGTATAGAATAGTTGATATTCTTGACCTTCACCAAGCTCGTCTAGGTCGTGTAGATTGATACCGAAAACACGATTTACAGTACCATCAGCAGCTGTATAGATTTCTCTGCGAGTAATTTCATCAACCTGATCTAGACCCCAGTTGCGAATATCTTCCATTGCTTCTGGTGATAGATATAGATCTGTTAATAGACCACGGTTATTACTAGCAGAATTACCGCCACCGTTTCTACGCATAACTGTCTTCATTAAACTGACTAATCTCTTTGTGAAGAGGCCTGGATCAGCATCGCTGTCATAAACAACGATATTACGATCAACGCCAGCAGCTAGAATTGTGTGCCAGCCATCGTCATTCATCTTCTTGACAAATGATCCTTCTAGAACCTCCATAGCACGACCAACAATGTCCCAGCGGGCATCGCGAGCATACTTTAGAAGATAGTCAATTGAAGCGCCGATGTCATAGGTTGGAACCATGACGTAATCGCCTTCAACATGACGCTCTGGAATATAACCATGATTAGGAATTGTATATGCAACAAAATCCTTTTCGGTACCAGGAGCAAGGAAATCTAGTGGAAATTCTGGAGTAGCACTTTGAGCTAATTGAATTGGCTCGAAGATACCGTCTAGAATATCGCCACTGAGCAGACCCTGTCTCAATGGAAGCTCAAGAGCCTTTGCAAATTCTGCATTAGCGGCTAGAGCAACTTCTCTTTGTGATGAACCAGAACGAACGAGAAGATCTGTTAATTCTGGAGTTGGTTGGAATGCTTTGGTATTGACTGACATTTTTTCTCTCCCTTATTGTTTAAGCTTAAGCAATGTTTACGGCGACTTTTGCATAACCATCGGAGTCTTTGCCACTCAAAAACTGGCCGATCTTAACAGAATTGGTGCTTGATGTGCCAATCAATCCGCTTGCGCCGACATAAGCATCGGTACCAGCTGATGGTGATATGGCTGAAACTAGCATATTGGTTGTTACCTGACCCTGACGGAGCAGAGTAACTTTACCACCAACCTGAACTTCATCTTTGTGCCAATTGATGTGTTGTCTTGTTAGATCATAGTTAACAACATCATTTAGCAATACGCCAAGAGGTTTGGATCCGCTTGCAACAGCAGCATAAGCTACAACTGCGGAAGCATCATCCATAGCAACGCCAGAACCGCCAGTTACGGCTGCTACAACGCCACCTCTTTCGCCTGTGGTATTCATGAAGAAAGAAATATCTGTTAGTAATTCAATACGATCTGATTTAAGAGCCATTTTTATTCTCCCTTGTTAAGTTTTTTACCGAGTCTAGCACAAATAAACTCAACTAGTTCTGCACGAGTTGAATCTACAGATGATGTTTGCTCATTTGCAATACTTAGATTAACATCTTCACTTACTTCTACTGTCTCTAATACTTCTGCATCAGCATTATCTTCTGATGCTTTTGGTTTGCTTTTTTTGGTATCTTCCTCTTTATCGTCTTTCTTGAACTTCTCAAGCCAAGGAGGTAGTTTACCAGCAAAAAGACTTGTCATAGCATCAAAAGCTACATCATCTAAAGATTCAAATTTATCCACTGTTGCTGAAGCGATTTCTGTTTCTATGCCAGCTTCAATAAGTGTGGCCATTCTTTTCATTTTTTTCTCTTTTTTAGCCATTTCTTCTTCGTTCTTTTTGTAGCCAGCAATAACTTCGTTTGCGGCTTCAAGTTCAGATTTGGCTTTTTTAACTTCTTCATCTTTCTTTAGCATTTCTTCTTCTGTTTTCTTAGCAGCCTCTTCTTTTTCTGTAAGAGCTACTTCAAGAGATGCTTTTGTGTCTACGATTGTAGCTTCATGAGCTTTGATTGTGTTTTCTAGCTCTATTGTTTTTTCTCTTAAGCTATCAGCTTTAGCTGTTTCAGTAGAAGCAATAGCCTCTAGTTGAGCTTTAATTTCTGCAAATTCTTTCATTACTGATTCGAGATCTAAACTCATAATATTATTCTCCGCGTTTAAGGTTAACGTATTGTTAGATACACCTGCTTTTGATAAATCGCTACTTTTTTCTGTAAATAATTCTGTAAATTCATTTTTACTAAAAATTATACTTTCTGGATTTGCTGGTTTATCAACAAATCCTTTGCCAGAAAAAGTAATTTTTCTAAGAACTCTACCTATTTTATAGTTGTCATGAATACCGTTTCCACCATATGCTCTAAGATATTTTGTTAAATAAGCAGTATCTTCATTTCTGTTTAAGATTTGATAACTACCTGTTGCTGTATCTATAAGACCATAATCAAAACCATTAAAAAAGCACTCCATACTAACAAATTTATTACCATCCTCAATTTCAGATATTAGTTTTTGTGCTCTGTCTCTTAAATCTTGATTGCTAAAACCTTTATAAATAACTGAACCTGTTAATATATGGTATTTTTTTGGTAAATTTTCTATTGGTGTATTTTCATCAATTAAAATACCATCTTCTGTAATAGGCCAATTTGATGTTATATGACCTATTATTAAACTCTCATCGTGCTCAAGATTAGTTGGCTTATCCTCTGGAGTATTTCTAGCTGCCCATACTTCTTCGCTATCAAAAATATCATCATTTTTATTCCAAGAAGATGTAACTAAAATAGATTGTACATAATATAAGTCTGAGTCATCGTATGAAGCTAAGCTTTTGATATGTTTAATATCTGTACTACCTAAAGAATACGGTTCGACAACTGAAGCATACGAAATAGAGGCTGATGCTTTGATTAAATCTGAAAGACCATCATTTATTTCTTGTGCATATATTTTCATTTTTATTTACCTCGTTATTCTGGATTTGAATACACCATAGAATAAAAAGACGCCTTAGCCTGTTTTTGATCATCAACAGATAGTTCTCTATTTAATGATACTCTCAAATCATTTAACCAATTATTATATAGGCCTAAGATTTGTGAATTTTTTTGATTTTGTATATTTGCAAAAGTTGTTAAAATTAAATTTTCATTTATTTCTAAGAAAGGAGTTGTGCAGAATAGGATTTTAGTTTTGATAATGTCTAACTCTTTGTGTTCTTCTGAGGATAAACTTCTCATATTTTTCTTATTATAAAAGTCTAACATCATTGGATTAATTATTCCGCTTATTTTGTCTTGGGCTTCATTTGCCCAAAACATAAGTGTGGCTCCTGTTTGTGGTTTAAATACTTTTTCTTTTCTGGGTTTTGTGTCTTTTGAATTCTTGGGCCTTCCTTCACCGGCTTCTTTTGGCAAAGATTCTGAAGAATCTTTTGCCAACTTCGTTGGGGAACCCTGAGGGGACTGCGCTGGTTGTTTCATCTCTAAAGCGCTTTTTTCTCCATTCTTTTTCTTATCTAACTGTAGACCAACTTGACTAGGAGTAACAGTACCACTTTGTAAAGCTATTTTTCTTAATGCATTTTCAACTTGTGGATCAAACCATGGACCAGCTTTTCTTACCATTCTTTCACTATCTCTTTCTCTATATTCTCTATTCATTCTGGATTTTTCAACATCTGAATCCAATCCAAATCTTGTCTGCAATAATTCATCGCTAATTAAATTACGATCAGCAAGTTGTATTAATAAAGCTTTTTCAGCATCTTCATTGCTTAAATCCATTCTATCGAATTCTATTTTTGCTGAATATCTGAAACCCATGGCCTTTTGTACTAAAGCAAATTCTTTTTCCCAAAATTCAACTAACATATCTCTTCCATATTGGAGTCTTTGAGTTAGAGTCTTAAGAGATATAAAGTTGTTGGTGGTTCCAGCTGCACCGAAAGTTCCCGTTAATGTAGGAGGAATGCCAAGTCCAGCATAAACGCTATTTAAATGTGGAATGTATTTTCCTTCGCCTAAAAATTGATGTACTGTTGTTCTGCTTTCAAGTAGTTCAATATCTGGTCCCCAAACAAGATCCATTGTTCCACCGCCAACATTATTTCCCAAAATTTGTGCTAGTTTTGCTGTTGCTGCTTTAGTGGGAGCTATTTTATGTTCTAAACTTCCTAATTTAAAAATTCTAATATTACTGATTGCTCCATCAAGAGCTGCCATATCAGCAAGCTTTAATTTTTCAATAATTGTTATATCATCCATGATAGCATAGATCATAGGGAATGACCAACTCTGCCAATCATCTTTCTTATAATGAAAAACGATTGTTTTTTCTGGATCTAGAGGATAAGGTTTTTTAGCTTTTGCTGCTTCTAATATAGCTGTTGGAAGATTACCAACTATTGTTTTTTCTGCTTCATTTTTTGGATTTGCTATTAGTTTACGAATATTGGCTGGTAGTATTAGTTCATATGTTTTTTGTTGAACGAATGAAGATAATGCTCCTGCGCTAACCTCAACAAGAGTAGGATCAAGAAAGGTATACTTCCATGGTATCTCTCTTTTTTCCAATTTTACTTCATCAATATCAGCTATTTGTAAATCAGGAGATGCTGTGGCTTTATATAAATTTTCTGTTGCTTTTAAACTTAACTTTCCAGTTTGTCTATTAATAATTACATTACCAGTTTTATATAAATTATTTAGAAATCTTTCACTTCTTTCTTTTCCATTTACTTTTTTAAACCATCTTCTATAAAATCTTTCTATTCTTTTATTTTTATGAATTGGTTTTATTCCTTGACTACCAAAATCTCCCATAAGATCAATAACATTTTTTACTAGTCCAACTCTTTGATATATGTCTTCAGCTTTTTTGATAATGAGCTTAAATTCTTTAGGAATAGCTTCATCTGGCCTGAAGAAATAGTAGTCAGATTTTGTTAATCCTGGGCGTCCAGATGTATTTTTATCAAGGTTAGAATAATCTAAACCATATCTTCTCATCGATGTTGCGTGTTCAACACCAGTAAATTCGGCTAATGATTCTCCAGTTTTTTGTAATGCTTCTTGTTTACTGGCTAAGTCATCGCCCCAAGCAACATATGCCTGTTCATTAGATAGCTCAGCATTTTCTATAGATTCACTTCTTGGATATCTTTTAGCCATATTTATATTTATATTGTAATAGAATTATAATTGCATTACCTGTTAATACACAATTTTATTTATAAATCCCTAGATAATCAGCATCATTAGCTCCCGATGTGAACCATTCTGGTCCTTTATACATTTGGCCATTATGCTTTACTATATCTTTGGAATTTCCACCTACTACATCATAAGAGATAGTCTGCAAAGTTCTATTCATTTGACGAGCTAACATATTTGCTATTACTAAAGCACTATATCGGTCTTTTCTTAAACGACCCTTTTTACCCCCTTGTAATTTAACTTCTGGAGTATCCCATCTGTCTCTAGCTCCTGATCCTGTACTAGTTGATGTCATAACTATAGTGGTTAATTCATTTTTTAATTCTTCTATTTCAATAATACATTCGCTTAAACTATCATATATTGGATTAAGATCAGATTCTAAAATATCTTTGCCTTCTTGATCTAATGCTAATCCTAGAGTTAAATTATCAAATCTTGGAAATAACAAGATTTTATCTTCAAAGTCTTTTCTTAATCCGTGATTAGCCTGTGCTGTCCAATCAGCCCTAGCGAATTGAACTAACTCTATGATGTGTAATCCTGGTTGATCATCAGTATCCTTGGCTTTATCATAGTCTATAACTGGCCAAATTAGATTTTCTCCATCTTCTATCTTCGTAGGATCATGTAATGCTTCTTCTATAGCAACACCACCGCCCTGAGCATCCATGCCTATTCTGCTACATGGAAATATTTTCATTAAGTTTCTAATTTTTCTCGCACAAAACCCATAGAAGTCATGATCTTGAACTAGTCCAGTTTTTAGTCTTTCTTTAAAGTTGCTCCTGTTCGTTGTCCAAGTATAAACTATTCTTGAATGATCATTATGTATTTCTAATATAACTATACTGAAATTATCTTGTTCGCTAGCCGGATCAATTCCGTAGACATATGAGCATTCTGGTTTTCCTTTAATGGTTGCATCAAAAATTATTGGTTTATTTCCTATTATTATTTGGTTAGAATCAGAAACTACGCAACTTTCTATTAAGCTTCTTCTAAAAAATCCTTCACTATCTTTAACAAAACATGCGGCATATTCCATATTATATATACCATTATGTATTGTTGCTTTAGCTCTGCTAACTTGTTTATCATCCATGAATCCTTTGGGGATTAATTCGTATGGTATTCTAATTATGCTATAGTCTCTCCAATTAAAATTACTTGGAATTTCTCCTTTAAAAATTTCCTCTAATTTACGTTTATCTCCTTGGCTTTCTATAATAGTTTTATAGCGTCTCCAGTAACTAGCAAAGTGTTTAAAGGCATAATCTGCTGTTCCGGAGATTATTGCTTGATTACCCATTTTATATTCTAGTTGTTCTAGCTCTTCATTCCATAAACCAGCATCTATCATAGCTTGACGTTTTGCTTGCTCTTTCACATTCTGAATAGGGCTAGCAGATACGGATGCGAACCCCAAGACTACTGTTTCATAAATATCTGGCGATATAGATGCAAATTCGTCAGCAATAATTATGTGTGCGCGTAAACCTCTGATCTTGCTTCCATCGCCCATAGGAATAGCAATTGTCCAACTATCTCCTAATCTGATAGTACATCGGTCAACATCTCTTCTTGGGCCATCGTCATTGCCATTGAATATGCTTCGTAATATGGGGCTATTGCGCCAAATAGTTTCCATGTATTCAAAAATAATTTTACTTTGTCTAAATGCTGCTCCAACCACAACAATTTTTGTACCAGGATTAAATGTACATTTAATAACACAATATAATGCTAATAAAAACGATTTACCCCATCCACGACTGGCTATATACATTGGAAATGGTCGGATCCAGAATTCTTGTAAAATAGCTGTTTGTATGGGATGAAGCTCTATATTAAATAGTAGTTTGGCCATACTTCCTATATATCTAGGATTACGAAGTATTTTCATTAGATGAAGATCAGGTAGTTCTATATCTTTTTCTGATCTATTGATCATTAAATTTTTAGCGATATCCAGTTTGTCTAGATCTCCTAGACCCAACCAAGCATCATCAAATATCTTTTTTTGAATGTCGTTCAATGTAGTCTACCTTTTTAAGAATATACTCTGCCATTTTTTCAGCATTATCAGCGTCGCCACAAAAAACAACTTTTATATTATGATATAATTGTAATTCTAAGATATGTTTCATAATAAATGATGGAGAAATTTTAATCTTGTCCCACAGTCTTCTGGGTAAACTAGATCCTACTGGATATATAAGAATATCTTCTAAATCAAATTCTAATAAAACAAAAGAATGTTTAATCTCACTAAGTCTTTTTACGACATCTTTAAATCTACTCTCTGTAATATTATTAGCAAATTCACAAACACTTTTTTTTCGCTCAATTGCTAAAACATGCTCCAAACCCTCTATGCTATAGTCTCCAGTATCTAATTTTTTATTAGCTTTAACATAGTGGTCAAAAGACCATGGTTGTTGTTCTCTAGTATCAACTATTATTGTAAAATCATTATAGTTTGTCATTTATTTTTACTAGATACTATTCTATGAAATACAGCTTCATATATAGTTTCTAAGCCCTTTATCATTTTGTGATGCACAGAACATAATGTAATACCATTATACACAGCAAATCGTAATTGCGGATATTGTGCCCATGTTTTTATGTGATGAGCATTTAATTTTTTTTTCAGATAACATCCTGGCCATTGACATTGGAATTTATCTCTTTTATATACTGCTGATCTCCATTTTTTATATTCTGGATCATCAAAATTACGTTTCATTTTTTATATCACTATATACCATATCTTTAATTAGATCATCAAAAGTATATGTTCTTTTCCAATTTAGTATATTTTTAGCTTTGCTACAATCTCCTAAAAGATATTCTACTTCAGCTGGTCTAAATAAATCAGAATTAATATTAACATAGTTTTTATAATCTAAATTAACAGTACTGAATGCTTTTTCTAAAAATTCTTGTACGCTATGGGTTTCTCCACTTGATATAACAAAATCATCAGCAGTATCTTGTTGTAACATTAGCCACATTGCCATAACATAATCAGACGCATGACCCCAATCTCGATGAGCATCTAAATTTCCTAGTTGTAGTTTTTCTGTTGTTTCTTTCCTAACAATTTGTCCTATATACTTTGTTATTTTTCTAGTAACAAAATTTTCTCCACGCCTTGGACTTTCGTGATTAAAAAGTATTCCACAGCAACAAAATAAATTATATGCTGATCTATAAATTTGTACCATATGATGCGAAGCAAGTTTAGCTACTCCGTAAGGACTTTGAGGTAGCATTCTGGTATTTTCATTTTGATATTTTTTTCCACTAGAATCAGTTTCATAGTTTCGCCCAAACATTTCACTTGTTCCTGCCTGATAAAACTTGGTATGAATACTATGATTTTTAATAGCCTCAAGAATATTAATTACTCCCACAGCATCAATTTCAAATGTTGTTGTTGGCTGTTTGAAACTTGTTCCCACATGACTCTGAGCGCCTAGATTATATAATTCTTCTGGTTGATACTTTTTTACCAACGTATTTATGCCGCTAGGATCTGTAAGATCAAATTCTTCTAAAATAAAATTTTTATGATGAATCAAATGATTTATACGACCAGTATTATTGGTGCTGCTTCGTCGATGTAATCCCACAACAACATATTCTTTTTGTAAAAGCAAATCTGCAAGATAGCTTCCATCTTGACCAGTTATTCCCGTTATTAATGCTGTTTTCATGAGTTTTCCGTTACGCTTTCAGGAGTAAGAAATGGTTTGTCAACAGTATTATCAGCAAATGAATGATAACTTTCTAATTTTTGTTTGTGCTTTTCTGTGGCCATTGCTAATATTTCCATTTCTCTTCCTTCTTTTTCTCTTATCTCTTCGTCTTCTAGCATTCGTATTAATCCTGTCCAAGAGCTTTTACCATCTTCTATTCTTTTGATTCGTTGTTCACGAGTGGCCTTAAGGTCCTTACTAATTTTTTGTTGCTCATTAAGTAATTTAGTATATTCATTGGTATAATTTGCTATGCTATTTCGTGCGAAACTCAAATTAGTTTCCATATTGGCTAATTTTGGAATATCTCTTTGATCTTCAGGTTTATTATATTCTTTGTCTACTTCTTTTTGAAGTTTATCAGTTTCACTAATGTGTCGTTTTCGTTCTTTCATGCTTCTATTAACTAAAATTTCGATAGTAATAAATTGTTTAATTTGTAATTCTTCAGCGGGCAATACATCTTCTCTGAATTGTTTGATTAAACCTACCCAAGTATCTTCAAATAGTTTTAATTCTCCACTATCATCATCAAACTGTTTGAGAATCTCATTCCAGAAAGGTTTTTTATGAAGCTTTACTTTTAAGTATCTATCATCATTAGAATCAATATCTTTAGAAAATAGCTCATTCTCATTAATATATCTTTGAATAGGTTGAATATTTCTGTTTAAATTATCGGCTATTTGTTGAGCAGATAAAGATGAGATATTATCTGTTATGTATTTTTCTTCATCAAGGCTGAGTTGGCCTCTTTTTTTAGGTATTTTATAGCTGGAATCCGTGGTCATGTAACAGATCTTTTATATAAAGGAGAAATTTTGATAGATCATTTTTACTAATTTTTTCACCATACTTTAATTTTAGATATGTTTCTCTATTTTGATGATTAACATGAATATCCAATATATCTAGTATTTGTTGATTAGAAATCATTTCGGGAATATCTTTAAAAGAATTTGGTGAGTGGGTTTCATTAATATCTTCCATACCAATAGGTTTCATAATGTTCTTTTTGCTATTATTTCTAGTTTCCCAGCTGTTATATAGTTCGCAATCATTTTTATTAGAATATTCTTCACATTGATTGGTGGATTTTTTGCAGTGTGGGTCGTATAGGGGGCAATTCAAACATGGCTTATCGGGCCTTTGGTAGTTATCTCTTTTGTAATTAAAAAGTCGATTTCTAACGTGGGTCCATAAGAAATTTTCTAGTGGACGGTTATTGTCATATTTTTCTAATCCTTCAAGAGCAAATATTGCTGCTTGTTGTTTAATATCATCATATCCATGATATCCAAACTTAAATTTGTGAGCTAATCTTTTGCTAATATTTTCTAAAGCTTGTAAAAATTCTTCTTCAGAAACATTATTTGGTAATGATGAGCTATTTTTTTTCTGAGATTTCTTCGTTGGTTTTTGTGTTTTTTTGGTCATATAATAATTGAGCTATGCTTTTTCCTTCTGGCAATAATAGATCATTGGACACGTCAGTACCTGACGATTTAACAATTAAAACTGAATCGACCATATTTAATTGGGGATTAGTCATTTTTTCTCCTTGCGCGAAACTTGTCAACTACTACTATAATATGGTTCTTACACATTTAGTCAACTTTAATGAAGGAATACTATTTTATGGCAACATATAAAAAGTGGAATGGTACTGAAATTGATTTTATACAGAATAATCATAACCTTCTTTGTGATGAGGCTTTGGCCGTAAAACTAAGTCAAATGACTGGTCAAAATATCACAACAGCAATGGTTCGTCGTCAAAGAAGAAAATTAGCACTAAAGAAACCCAGAGGACGTCCAAGTAAGATTGCTAAGCTTCAAACTGCTACACCAACATCTGGGGAAATCGGCTAATATGAAAAATGTACCAGGATTTTTAATTTTAGGAATATTATTTTGTTGTATGGGAGCTTGTCCATGCTGGATGAAAAGTCAGCCAGTTTATGCGTCAACCCCAGTAGTGACTGTGGTTCCCACGGTGGTATATCAGCCAATAACCTTGTATCAACCAATAGTTGTGCAGGAAGTAAGGGTGGTGCCAATTGTGGAAAATAAGGTGGTATATAGACCAATAAATTCTTATTATATGAATCATGGACACTATTATCAGTCAATTCCTTATGGATACTATAATCAGTATGATCCATGGATCGGATATAACTACTAAAATAAAAAGCTTTTGAGTCTTTTATAACAAAGGGACAGGCTTCGGCTTGTCCTTTTTTTATATACTCATGGGGAAAGTGGCTATTAAACTGGCTAATTATATATGATGGTGCTTATTGTTTATGGACCACCGGCGACATTAACGCAAAATGTCGTAGACCCCTTTAGAAATGAAAAAACCCCCTATCTTAACAGGTGACATAAAGTGTTGTGGGATAAGACTTTACGACGAGTGATAGATGCAAGGGTTGTGCCAAACTCTTGTGGGATAAGCACTTACGAACCTTACGATATTTTAAGCAAACTTTTCTGTTGACGATTAAAGAGAAGATGGTATAATGTCGATATGAGAAACATGATGATATTCAACACGATGAGCGAGTTGGTTGGTTTCCTGAGCAGTGCCGATTCTGCTACGCTGGTGAACGTTGCAGCGTTTGGAATGGATCTTCTGGATCTTGCTCGTAGCAACGGAAACGAAATCGAAATCGGTGAGGATGGCGGATTCATCCGAATCGACGAAATGGGTTACGTTGTGGAAGAGTTTGCGATTGACAACGTTTGCGAATGATGATATAATCCCAACACCAGAAAGAGAGAAAACCATGATGCTGACTTTTGCCGATTATACGCTGCTCGTTGGATACCTTTCGGTTGCTGCGTTTGCATCGTATGCTGCTCACGAAGTGGCTCACGCTATTCAGTCATATCTGAACGATTGACCTAAAGCCTTATCGCATAAGACTTTGCGACGAGGCATGGCGGCGGCGATTTTCGTAAACTCTTATCCGACAACGACTTGCGAACCTTACGGTATTGTAAGGAAACTTTTCGCTTGCAACCTAAAGAATACTCTGTATAATGTCGATATAGAAAGAACAGGAGAAAAACGATGTTTGAAGTTGGTGATAACGTGGTGGTTGATGGTGACGGTGTTCGTGGTGTGATCGTGGATTTCTACTACGATGAGGGTAACGTGTGGGTTGTGGAAGTTGACGGACACCCCGGCGTCGAGTTGGAGTGTGCGGATGATGAGTTGACCCCTGCCAACAGCATCCAGCCGTACAATGGTAATGAGCGGCATATCTACTCCTGAGAGGGGTTGACACCGCGAAAAAGTTTCGGTAGAATAAGCCTAACACGAAAGGAAAACACCATGAACGATCTGAAAAGTCTTTTTCTTGCGATGACTTCTGGTAAGTATGCTGGATTCCGGGATACTAAGGGTAAGGGATATATCGGAATCATCAACGGTATCATGCGTGAGGATGGTAGTGGTCGTAACTGGATTATTACTGTGACTGAGGGTATTAAGACTCAAAAGGTTTTCATTCACGCCACTTGACCTAAAGCCTTGCCGCATAAGACTTTGCGGCGAGGCGGGCCGCCCGCGTTTGACGTAAACTCTTATGTAGCAAGGACTTGCGACAAATAAGGCTTTGGCATGGTATTTGCTGTAGGAAACCTTACGAAACTTTCAGCAAAAAATGTGATTGATATTCAAGAAAACCTATTGACAAGCCGATAAATACTGTGTAGAATACGAGTATCACAACCACCAACACCAAGAGCATGACCATGAACGCCATCACCGTGACCACCACCGCCGGTATCCGCACTCTGACCGCTGAAGCGGTCGCCATGTTCACCGAGTGGAAGGAAGGTCGCCGTGATTCGATTTCGACCGATCACCCAATCGTGCGACACTCGCCGTCACCCCTGCCGTGGGCACATCCCGGCACGATGGTCAAGTGCAAGACTTGGGGAGAGTGGAACGACCACCTCGGCCAGCCACCAAGCCCCGACCACTATTTCGAGGGGGTTTGACGTAACCCCTTAAGGCTAAAGACTTTACGTCGAGGCCGACCGCCCGCGTTTGCTGTAAACTCTTACTACATAACGACTTGCAAACCTTGCGATCTTTTAAGGAAACTTTTTGCTTGATCTCTAAAAAATACCCTGTATAATGACGATATAAGAGAAAGAGGAAACAAAATGATCTCCAACGAAATCAAAAATGCTTTGCGTCAGATTTGGGGTAGCGAAACGTATAACGTGGTGCTGCTGTATACGGCGGACGGTAAACTGTTTGCCGAATGTGAAGCAACGAATGACCGGCGACGGATCACGGAAAGCAACTACGAAGAAATGCTGAATGATATGTTCTATGATTTCTGCGTAGAAAAGGCGTCGTGGATGGGTGTTTCATGACTCCCTAGTAAGGGGGGTTGACGGACGAAAAAAATCTGGTAAAATACATTCATCACCAAGAGGAAAAAGAAAATGGCTACCAAGTTCAAAATCATCGAAGATGCCAAGCGTCAGGTTCGGTTGTGCTTTCTCGGCATGGCAACACGGCATCAACCATCACTTGCCGATGGATTGTACGGCCCGATCCACAGTGAAAAGGTTCACAAGTTCAACCGCAAGGCTCTCCGCAAGGGAAGCAAGAGCAAGGCTGAGAAGGTTGACCCCCGCTACAATGGGGGTGAGGATACCATGATCGTACCCGTTGGCAAGCCCGGTTCGCCCGAACGCAAGGCCGCTTTGGCCGAGCAGTATGCCGCGATTCTGGCCTGCGGCGAGGAAGTCTCCCCCTTCGGTTGGAGGGGTTGACGCAAAGCGTTACGCTATAAGACTTTATGGCGAACGCGGCCGCCCGCGTTTTTCGTAAAGTGTTGTGAGATAAGCACTTGCGAACCTTACTAGATTTTAAGGGAAAATATTCAAGAAAAGCCTATTGACAGGACGATAATGTATGGTAGAATACTTTCAACACGAAAGGGAAAACATGATTCAGATTGGTGATAAGGTTCAGGTTGGCTCGCGGATCGGTGCTGAGTTGGCATCGGGTACGGTAGTTGCTATCCTCCCGCCCATCGGGAATATGGCTAGGCTGTATCGGGTGAGGTTTGATGTTCCCCAGAAAGATGAGTGTTGGGTGGATGAGGGGATCGTGTACGGACCTTTCATCGACCAGAATATCGGCTGGGATTGACAACTAAAAAAAATCTGCTATAATCGTCTCAACACAAGAGAAAAAAAAGATGTTACAGATTGGTGAGAAGGTGTCGGTTCTGCTGCCTTACTGGGTTCAAGTTCACGATAAAGTTGAGCCATACGTTATAGCCACAGTAGTGGCGGTGTCAGAAAACACCGTGACCGTGGAATATGATGCTCCAGATACTTGGAGTGGTAAGGCAAGTTTAATCGTTTATGACTTAGGCCGGATTTCCAAGATTTGACAGCCAGAGAAACTATTACAATCATCATAACAAGAAAGGGAAAGTATGACTGTTATACTCGAAAAACTCATCAAAGAAACCGATGTTGCTGAGGGACTTAACAACTATGTTAACAGTTTTGACCCCGAACTGTTTGTAACTCAACAGTTTTCAACCCAACCGGGTGCCGATTGTCATGTTGTCGAAATCAGACTTTCAACACTAAAAATGATCGCTGATCGAATACGTTGACTCAAACCCTTGTCGCATAAGACTTTGCGTCAAGGCCGGGCGCCCGCGTTTGATGTAAACTCTTACGCCACAACACCTTGTGAACCTTACGGTATTGTAAGGAAAAAGATTCACGATCACCCCTTGCATTGGCCGATAATGTATGTATAATCGTAGCATGATGATCGCCACCACCAACGGAGAGCATAAGATGCTGAACAACTTCGACGAAGTGAATGGTATTCTGGCCGACCTTGCCGAGCAGGGTATCCTTGAGCCAATGGTCGAGCCGATTGACGATCCAAATCTGGAAATCAACTACTGGGATTGGGCCGAAGTGATCGGCGTGGTTGACGATTTGATTCCACCGGAGTATGCTGTATGAGTCACCCTGACCCTTGTTTCGATCCCGATAACTCTTATGAGGATGATGAGATGAATCCTAACTATGATGACCATGACGATTTCTACGGTGACGATCTCGATGCCGATGAACTGATCAACCAGTGGGATGATGCTGACCATTATGATGACAGCATGGATGGCGATCACGATAGCGCGATGGAATCTGCCGGATGGGGAACGGATGAGGATTACGGTTATTTCGGCGGAGAGGACTACTAGCCCTAAAGCCTTGCCGCATAAGACTTTGCGGCGAGGCGGGCCGCCCCCGTTCGACGTAAACTCTTATCTGCTAATGACTTACAGCAAAAAAGATTTTTTAAAGAAAAACCTATTGACAGGCCGATAATAGAGTGTAGAATGTTGATAACAGAACATATCCACGAGGAACACGAAATGATCCGTTACAACTGGCAAACCCGCATGTATGACTATTACAGGACGTTCTTCAATGGTCGTCCTCCGATGCTGGTCTGCTCTTTCTATACTGAGTCGGCTGCTATGGCCTATGTCATGGTGGAAAACATCAAGTGTTGACAGTTGAAGTCTTAGCCTGTAGAATACCGATATAAAGGAAGAGGAAAACAAATGTTTGGACTAGCATTTTTAGCGATTTTGGGTTACATGATGTATATCGAAATCATCACCTTCTTTGAGAATCGACGAGACGAAAAAAGAATCCGCGAATATTTCAAGAATCGTGATTGACAAGCCGATACTGTTGTATAGAATACCGATATAAGGAAAAGAAAATGTATCGTGCTGGTTTGATCTTTTTTGTGTTCATTCTACCGATTCTGAATATTGTATTTTGTCTTGGATTTCTCGCAGGAAAGTTTTCACAATGAAAAACTGGATTTGCTACAATCTGTTTGGCGAACATCCCGATGATGTTGACACGTTTGGTATGATTAGTGGGCTAGGCATTTTGGCTTTCTTGATTTTCTGGACTAGTTATCTTTTTATCTACATCCCTCTTTCTTTCTGGTGCTAAATGAATACTATTATTATGACTGTTATTGGTCTGGTTTTTAGTGCTATTCTCTGCTCTATTCTGTCGATTGCTTTTGCTCTCGGCTATGCGGAACCTAACGTGATTCCGGAAGATGGCCAGACATATCTGGGTTGGTGGGTTATGCTTATTGGTTGTTCAACCGTTGCTTTCACTATCTGGGGTATCGTGTTCGACATTGTTGGAACGATTCAGTATATGATTCGCAAGAGTTGACCTAAAGCCTTGCCGCATAAGACTTTACGTCGCGGCTCCGCGGCCGCGTTTGACGTAAACTCTTTAGACCCAAAGACTTAGAGCAACTCTAGAATCTTTTATTTTGTTGTTGACAGCCTAAAGAACAGGCTGTATAATGTCGATATAAGAACATCACCCCAAAGGAAAAGAACATGACTCACGCAGAAGCAACAAAGATGGTTTTGGGCAAGCGGAATCGGGGCCAGCGTAAGATTGGCAACAACACCTACGCCTACATTCAGGCCGATGGTAGCGTTGCAATCGAACTCCACGGCACTAACGTGGTGGTGATTTATCCGGACGATAGCGTGATGCTGAAT